TACTTTTTGCGATACTCTTTATTATACGCCTTTCGGCGCTCCTTATCAGCATAGGGAATGGCTACGTCCTCCATAGAAAAAGGCTCCCGTAGGAGCCTTATATCATATTTTATGCTTAGAACGAAATTCGTATAACCGCTGCCGCGTTATATCTAACCTTCGCGCAATTTGGTCGTTGTCGTAGCCCTGCGCAGCCATCTCCTTAATGATCTGGTAGTGGCGCTCGTTACGCTTACGCCCACCCTTTAGACCGGCTGCGCGCTGCGCGTTTGTAAGGTTTACCTTTTTCTGGAGTATCTTGTTTTCGATGGCGCACGTCGCGTAGAGGTGATGCAGGCACTTTAGCCAGCGTTCTTCTGTAGGCGCCACGCCCTTTGGCCAAGTGAAGCTCATTACATTACCCCCATTACTAGCATCTCAAACATGCGTGCCACTGAGGCGCCCGCCAAGGCGCACAGAGTGATCAGTAGTGCGTTAGATAGTGACATCTATTCCAAGCTCCTTCTGTAGCTGGCGCAGCTCTGCGCGGTCGTCTAAGAGCAATGCCTGCTCCATGCCAATGTCTGCGCTATGGCCGCTCCAGCGCACGCCTCTAACTTCGTTCAGGCGCTCAATCTTAATCAGGCGTTTCTTGATGCGGTCAACCAGTTGCTCCATGCGCTCCTGCGGTGTCATGACGCATTCGCCAGTTGTAATATCGTAAGTCAAAACGGTGGCTCCTCTTCTGGTGTTGTTGGCAGCCACACGATGTCAACACCGTGTAGCTGTAAGATAAATGTGCGTAGGTCAGTGGCGTACATGTTCTAGTGCTTTTGCTGTTGCCTTGGCGCTACGCACAATGCCGAACATCCAGCTATCAAAAGCACCCATGTCTCCCATATCGCAATAGTAAACGGCATCTTGTTTTAGTTCGCACAAGTGCGGATCGTTTGCGCTTACCCAAACATTACGCTTGTTCTCTCTAACAATTGTTGGCGTATCAAGATCACGATCTTTGTGGTCGTAAAAAAAGCGCTTTGGTAGTTTAATAAGGTTTGTCATTTCCATTTCCTTTGTTGGTGGGGGCCGTAGCCCCCTGTTGATTAGATTTGGTTAAGAGCTTCAATTAAAGCTTTCTTTGTTTTGGCTCTACGGACAACCATTTCCATTCCATTGTGACGCTCAACTGCGATCCAGTTTTTGCCAGCTTTAAAAATTTCTACGTTCATTTCCATTTCCTTTCTTGCTTTCCCCATCTTGTTAACACGGTGTTAACATATGTACAAGAAGAAATATCAGAAAAATGCAAAAAAAATGCCCCACGCTTTCGCGCAGGGCAGTACAGGGAGGCGAATGAGGAACATGGTGTGTCCTGTGCATTCCAGTACACTATATTTAGTTCCGATTTGCTTTACAATCCCTATGCGTGTTAAAAGTTAACTAGCATTTAACGGAGGATTACCCATGCTAACTGAAGAACAACGCGAACTCGTCCGCATCTTGAACCAGCCGCACCGTGTGCACAACATGCTGGCGCTGTTCCGCTCATGCGAAAAAGCCGCGACCCTGATCCAAGATCAATCCGCTGAAATCGATAAGCTAAACGAAGCGAAGCCGGCGCCGAAGAAGCGCGCGGCTAAGTCTTAGCGCATGCGGTTTACGAATGCATCGAGGCCCAGTTGACGCATTAAGTTGACCGTCATTGGGTCTTGCTCTTCACGTCTCGCCTGCTGGCGTCCTGCGCCCTGCGCGATGCCCGCAGTCACATCACGAGCTGCACGCGCTCCTTGGCTTGCACGATCAATGTAGCCCGTCATCTGTTGCATCATCTCCGCTTGACGACGTAAGTCTTCCGGCGTCATACGTTGCGTAAGTACAGGCGCAATTTCGCTTGCCAGACCGGCGACACGCTCGCGCTGGCTTGGCCCACTGAGCACGGTATCTGCGACACCACCCGCAATAGTAGGAATGATGCCTTGGCGCCCCACGGTCGCTCCTAGCGGCTCTCCGACCACTTCTTTGAGACGATCATCGACTAGGCGTCGAATGTTAGTGCGTGACCCTGCGGCAACCTGCGCCTGCTGTAGCAGTGCGCTAGATGTCTGCGCGATCTGTTCGCCAAGTGCATCCGCTGCATCTTTACCAAGTGCAAGCTGCAATTTCTGTGCGACCGCGCGGTTGTTCATCGCTTTGAGCGCCGCAAGTGCCTCGACGACTTCCGCCTCATTGCGAGCGCGAGGATTAATCTTTGCGTTAGCCATTAACTCATCAATGCGATTGCGTAGTGCAAGTTTGAGCTGCTTCGCTCCAACCTCGTCTACGTTCTTCATAGCCAGTGCGACGTCCTCACGCGTAACGCGTGGGCTTAGGATGTCGTTGCCTAAGTCCGCTGCGAGCTTCTGGTCAATCGCATCCTTACCCGCTGCGCGTGCCTTTGCGTAATCTGGGTTGATCTCATCCAACGCTGACCGCAGCTCGCGTGCAAGGTTCATCTTGGATTGCGCCGCGCGCGCCTGACCTTGTCGCTTTAACGCTTGTCCAGCATCGTAAAGTTGCTGCGTAACATAGTCGATCGTGGCCACAGTTGGGTTCTCTAGCAAGTCTGGGTTTTCACCGGCTTCACGTAAAAGTGTTTTAGCTCCAGCTAAGTCTGACGGATCAACACGACCAAACAGGTTAAGCACCGCCGCACCGCCTTCGGTGTCTGCGTCAATCTGGAAGTCGTAAGCTGCCTCATACGCCTCACGACGCTCCGCGGCTGTTGAGATCATGATGTCAGATTTTTGCGTCAGTATACCTTCACCCACGTCGGTTGGTTCGCCAAGTACGTTATTTAAACGATCGTTCAAATCGCGTGACGCTGCAAGCGCCGTCTCGTCAAGGTTCTGCTTCGCGATCCGCGCACCTTCGCTCGGCGTATTAGCCACTGCGTCTAGTAGCGCCTCTGTATTCGGGCCCAGAGTTGAGATCGATCCATACGGGCCAACTTGCTCTGCGCTCTCAACGGCCTGCGCCGCATCCATAGCCAAGAACTCCTCAACGACGTTGGCTGCGTCTTTCTTGAACCCGATTTTCTCGACAATGTCGCGCACTGGCTCACGTAAGTAGCTGCCATACAATGCGCCTAAGCCTTCGGCAGCTGGCTGACCGGCTGCGCCAAACACTGTGCCTGCGACGCCACCAATGCCAGCCTGACGTGTTGCTGTTTGCATTGCCTCGTCAAATCCGCCATCACGAGCAAACAAGCCCTCACCAAAGCCGCCTACGAGCCCCTCTAGCGTGCCCAAGGCGCCTCCGTAGCCTGCCGCCTGTAATGTGCGACCCACAACATTTTTAGCTGTCATAGATGGCGCTGTGGCGGCCGTTGTGGCAATGCCTGCTCCAAGGCGTGATGCGCCGACGGTAAGTGGCGCCTCCTGCTCACGACGTTCGATTGCCGCGCGGATCGTATCCATGGCAGTCGTTGGCGACATACCCTGAGTAACGGCGCGCGCTCCGGCGAATGTTGGTTCAACATAGCCACGTACAAACGGAATGCCTTTTGCCATAGACGCTGCGCGTGTTGGCAGCTCTCCGGCGACCTCTTGTGCGATTTCACCGCGGTAGATGTCGCCAGCTCTTTGGCGTCCGCCCTTAGACTTCGTAATCTCAGAAATCTTGGCAATGTCAGATGTTGCGTAGCCAGAAATCTGGTCAACAAATGTTGGCTGGCCGTTTGTGCCCTCAACGATGAAACTGCCATCGCCAAAATCGGTAATGACTTTATTTGCATCCGCGGGGGGCTTTGCTTGAGACTCTCTAGTCCACGGCGGAGCCTTTGATGCTGATGGGGCGTCTTTTACCCAAGGAGGATTTGCCATTAGTAGTTCACCTCTTTCCAACTAGAAGCCTGATCACGCGGGCCACCTAGATACTCAACAACAACTTGCTTGCCAGTTTCTTCATCAACGTAAGTAACTAGCTCGCCTAACGGTACATTTTCAAACGTAAAGGACGGCAGCTCCGCGGTTTCTCCGCCAGCCCACGCTGGGCGCCCGCCAAAAATGTCGTCTAGCTTACTTGGGTCGTCTGCGCGATTATAAGCGTTAATCACTAGCTGCTTGTAGTAGCGGTCAATCTCTTCAAGCGATCTAAGGACAGCGTCTGCGCCTCTGTTTAGATTTAGGTTGGCAACTTTAGCTTCAAGTAACGCAAGCTCTGGCGCACTAACTGAGCCAAGAGTGGCACCACCCGCCTTGATGTTGCGTAGTGTATCAAATGCCAAGTTAGCACGAAGCGTTTCGATGTTTAATCGAGCTTCGCCCGCTTTTGTAAATGGCGCAATGCCAAGTATCATGCCAATTGGGCCAGTAATATTTGGGTTTGCCTTAATTGCGTTAGATAGGTCTTTGACAGTGTTAAGCACTGTCGAAGCTCCCATTGCCGTATCTTGGCTCGCAAACTCTTCTTTTCGTAGGCGCTCAATCTTCGCATTCACTTCGTCTAACGACAGTTTTAGCGATGGCGCCATATCTGGGTACAACATTGCCTGCTGTAATATTGCCTGCTTGCGAGCCTCAAGCTGAGCAATCATGTCTCCGCCTTCTGCGCCTATTGGGACAGCGCTAGGCAGCATAGACTTGAAAGCCTCTTGGCGTGCTACTGCTGCTTGACGCTTGCGCTCCATATCGGCGCGCTCAGTGTAGGTGCCTAATAGCGCCTGAAAGTTGCCACCCTCTCGACCTTGTATTGATGCACCAGCGTCTGCCAAAGCCATAAACGCTAATGCGCGTCTCTGGTTTTTCGATAAGTTTTCAAACGGGTCTGTCGGTATTGCCTGAGAAATCGTCCTCATTGCCGGCGACAGCTCAACAGTAGCGTTGGGGTTCATCTTCGCCACAAGCGGCGAACCAGCGGGCATGCTTGCGGGGATTGGCTCAACTAAGCGCGCTCCAGTGTCGACCTGCAATGATGGATCAACATTAGATGTCACACTATTAAATGCATCAGGATTAGTCAGAGAGTTAACTTGCTCCTCTTCAGAAACTTCCGATGCTAAAATTGGTATTAGCGGCAAATTTGTCACTGGATCGCGTGGCATAGCCATTTTATCTCTCCTATATTATTGGTGCGCCTACTGTCGGTATGCCGTAGTAAGCGGCAGCAACTTTGCCGCCAGTTTCAAGGAGTGTTCCCGCCAGCGGTGTTTTCTCTCTCGTCGTACCAATGCCCGCAGGGAACGCCTGACCAGCGCCAGTAAGTACGCCAAACTGCGTAAGCGGATATTGCATTGCCGCAAGGTAATCCTCGTAAGGCACATCCAAGCGCGCCTGCTCCAGTGCCCTCTCCGCTTCGCCAGCGCCCATCTGGCGACCTAATATGTCGATCTCTGCACCAAGCCCCGTCATACCAAGTCCGGCAAGTTGACCCGCCGCGCCCGTGCGCAAGCCGATGTCTGACATCAGGCGCTGCGTGCCATAATCGAGCCCTTGGCCTGCGATGCGCGCCTCCAGCTCTCTCACTGCAACGTCGCGCGCTGCCTCGCGCTCGCCTTCGGCTACGCCGCGACGTGATGCGCCAAATCCTGCGCCGCCAAGCGCCCGTGTCATCTGTCCAGCTTCAGTTGAGCGGGCGATGTCTTGCTCGCGAAGCAAGCGTGCGCGCGTCGGGTCCATGATTAAATCGGTGTACTCTTGTGCGTACTGCGCGCGCTGAGCTGACAGCTCCTCTGGCGTCATCGTCGCGACGTCTTCCACAATGCCAGATGCTGTTGCAAGCTCACTAGGTAGTGAGAGCTGACCGTAACCATACAACGCACGCTGCTGTGTAGGCGTGAAGCCTGCTACGCGCTCACCCTCAAACGTCTCAAATGGCGTGCCAGCAATTTCGCGAGCAAACGGAAGAAGCGTTTCTTCCATAAACTTCTGTTGGATCGGATCCATCTTACTTGTTGTGGTTTTCGTAGTACTCATCAGAGCAACTCCATCTCGTAGTGTCTGTAGACTTCGCGAAACGGCGACGCGCCTACATATTTGTCAAATCCCTTGCGGCCATCCGCCTCGATGCCGTCTAGCTCCGCGCGCTTTGCAAGCTCTGAGAGCGTTGCGATCGTTTCGTTCATCCACTCGTCCATCTGCGTGCCGCCCATAAACTCAATTTTCAGGGTAGTCCTTCGAGGGTGTTTCACAACGCATGTCGTCAGCGCCGCGGTCAACTTGTCCTCTAGGTAGATGCACCACAAGACTGCACCTCCACCTCGTATGTCTTCTATGACGTCCTCAACGGTGGCGTTATGCTCCTGACGTCGTATCGCCGGCGTGAGTAGCTTTATGGCGTCATCCAGAAACTCGTCTAGGCATTCTGGGACGGCCGGTAACACCCTCACTTTTGGCGCTTGCCTGAATTGTATAACATTATTACTCATTTGGCTAGGACGGAGGCGTAGGCCATGTTGGGTTGGCAGGATCGGACGTGTTAGCGGGTAAATCGCGGAGCTGCTGACGGTACGTCGCCCACTCCGCCTTCTTCGCGTCAGAGAGTGGACTGTCGACGGCTTGCGTCCAGTCGGAAGACTTTAACAACTCGTCTCGACCACCTCGAAATATCGCCAAATCTCTTGGCCTGTTTGTGTCCGATATTTCAACGTCGCTCTTTTTTACAATCTCACCGTTGGCAACTTTATAAAGATGAGCGTCTTGTGGACACTGCAACTCTATTATTTGCATTCCATCTTGAAGCTGAATGCTAGATAGGTCAGTCGCTTTCGTTTGGCCAAATCTAACTATTTCTCCGCTCTGATTATAGATCGTGTAATGCTTCATGTCACTTCACTAGCCTCTGCACACTTATAGCGCCACCGTAAACAGTTAATGTACCCGTCCCGCCCGTTGTCCCGCCAGCCACTGTTAAAGTCACGTTTTGGCTGCCGGATGTATTAGCTGTAAATATTCCGCCAAACGTAAAGCCATGCATATAAGAGTTATTACTGGCTTGTATTAAAGATATTGTATCGGAATAACTTTGGTTTCCAAAGTTGATAGCCAATGTGATTGTATTTGAACTGCTCCATCCAGTAAAAGTAAAAAATTGCACACGAGCTAAAACTGCAAACTTATCGTCAGTGGCAGCGTTTATAGTGACAGTCGCAATATTGTTAAATACATTATTTGCTGTTTGCGTTTGACTGGAAGCCTCTTGACGTTCCACTGTTGAAACTGAATCATCTGCAAGCTGCGCGGTGTCTATGCCTAGCGGTTTTACAATCAACTGACCGCCGCTCGTATCTAGCGTCACGCCATCCAAGTTAATCACGTCAACGTCGAGCGTCTTAATGTTGGCCGCGGTGATGTTGGCGTTCTCCATGTAAACACCTGCCGGCACCGTAACGCCATCCACGGTGCGTGATGTCGTATACACCTCAAACGGCGACGTTGGCGTCGCTGCGCCGCTTGTGTCGACGATCTTGAATGCGTCTGCTGTGACCGTAAACGTGCTTGTCGGCGTCGCGTTGTTTGCCGTGCTAATTAAGCCGAAGCCAGATACGTGTCCATTGTTGTTAATTTTAACGGCGTACTTGCCCTCGATGCCGTTAATTGAACTAGCGTTCGTAGTGATGTTTGCCGTATTAGTGCCAACCGTGGTTGTCAAAGAAGTCACGTTAGACGAAAGCGCGCTAACCTGACCATCCAATGTCGACACACTAGATGTCAGCGTTGTCACGGCGCTAGAGTTCGCAGCGATATCGCTTTCTGCGCTCGTTAAGTCTGTCTGCAAAGACGTGATCGCCGTAGCATTCGAGCTGATGTTACCCTCGGCGCTTGTGACACGCGTCTCTAAGCCGGACACCGCCGTAGCGTTCGCCGTAACCTCACCGTCTAGCGTCGTAAAGTCAGACTGCAACGTCGTGACATCCGTCTGCAAGGACACGGTGTCTTCGGTCACTTGGCCAAATGTGTACTCAGTGCCATCAGCAGCCGTGTACTTCACTTGCACGTCTTCATCTAGGTAGACGTTCTCACGCTTCTTCAAACAAAGCGCCAGCTCCTGCTCAATGATGTCGTTGCGGATGTTTTCCAGCTTATAGTCATACGTTGGGCCGGCAACTGGCAGCTTCTTCATCGCTTGCTTCCTTGCTTCACGTCAACGCGCATGTCGCCGACACGCCAGTCGCTGTTCTTGGCACCCGTTACCTTCAGCTTCACTTGCCGACCAGTAAAGCGCACATCCGTCTCAGCGGTGAGCGTAAACGGCCCGTGCGTGCTTTCGTCTGCATTCGGATACAAGCGGCTCGTGAACGTCGCCGTGACGTCGCCTAAGTTGCGCTCGTCGGGTATGAGGCGCGTAATCACGGCCAAGTTATCGCCCTGACCGATTTCAATTGGCCCCGTCTCAGCGAACGGATCGTTTCCGTCGTAATTCCAGCCAACCTCGTGATCGTAAACGTAGCCGTCAGCGGTTGCCATGATAGGCTGGCCGAAGATGCCTCCGTCAGTGCCTACGGTGCGGCCAAGCTCACCAATTGTCCACGTATTATTCCGGTAACTCCACGCGGCGTAGCGATTGC